CCAATGTCGGCAATCGGTTCAATAGAAGCCCACGCTTCATCAGCGTTGGGCAAGAACGCCATTTCGTCAATGAACACTCGATACACAGATTCACCACGAGCAGGGTCATTACCAGACGGTAAAGACTCAAGGGCAGAGTCATTGGCAAACACCATCTTTAATTGGTTGTCGGACAAAAGGTTTGGTCCACGCAACCTCATCCAAGGGGGCAACATTTTGTAGCCATACTTAGTCTTTTGTAGCAACTTAGATGCTTCTCGCTCTGTGCGTGAAAGCATAACCGTAAAACGGTCAGACCAATAGAACACTTCCCAAAAAGCAAATGCTGCAGCCAAAGTGGAGAAACCAATTTGGCGTGCTTTTAGAACAATGGTGTATCGGTCTTCAATCCAGCATCGCACAGTTTCAATCTGTGCTTCACGCATGTCAAACTTGATACGACCACGCTCAGGATGTCTGATGTGCCAATAGTTGGAGCAGAAATGGGAGAACGCAGCCACCAGTTCCTCGGTGGTTGCATTCTCTGGACCTTTACACTTGCGCCATTCCTTCTCATTGAGAAGGTCTGTGAGTTCCATTATGCTTTCTTTTTAGCAGCCTTCTTGACAGTCAAAGGCTTGCCCTGTGATGTCTTAGAACCAATGAACGATGCAACAGTTGGGTCGCCAATCTTTGTCGAAGCCCATGACAATCCTGCAGCCACCAATGGCATTGCCATTGCTGTCAAAGCAGCATCAACATTGTACTTTACGCACAAGTACACAACAATTCCCAAAACGCCACCTTTGGCGGTCTGGTCAACTGACTGATTATTATTTTTCACTGGTATCTCCAAAGATAGCACCGAGTAGGTGAATGGCTATTGCTACTAATGTGATTTGAATACCAAAAACCCTCGTAGAACCTGACAACGTAATCAGCACCATTCCAGTGCCGGCTAGAGTCCAGGTCAAACCGTGGATTTCAGAGAGTATTTTCTTCACACCTATAGTGCTGGCTGTTACTTCTGCCTGCGTTGTCCTGCTGCAACGGTGGCTGCGCCTGCAGCAACCGCTATAAGCGTCCTGCGAGTGTCTACGGGTACATTAGAACCAATTGGGACATAATCACCCAAACCATCACCAAAGACGTTTATAGTCTTCTCAAACGCCTTACGCACGCTCACGGGAGCAGACTGGACCGCTTCAACCAAAGCGTCCAGTTGAGTGTTATCTAATTCGGTTACATCAATAGTGGCAAAGATTTCTTCTGCCTGTTCTGAAGTGACAACAGCAAGCACATCCGGGTTTGATGCCAGTTCTGTTGCTTGGTCTGGTGTTACTGCGGTAGCAAGGATTTGCTCAATCAGTGCTACCGCCTCTGATGGTGTTAAATCTGCAATGGCTTCTACCACTGTAGCAAACTGTTCATCGGTCAAAGACACATCATCACTAGCATCCTCTAAGGCTTGAACAAGTTCAGAAGGCAGTTCTGCAATCAACTCAATTGGCAAGATTACAGGTGGCTCAGGCATCGTGTCTGGTGGCAATACAATTGTGTCTGGTGGTTCAGGTAGTAGTCCGACAAACGGTAGCGTTTGCGGTGGAGGAATAGTATCGTATGTTTCAGGAGGCAGTTCTAAAGTATCTGGCGGGAAACTTTCAATCTCAGGTGGCAAAGCAATTGTGTCGGGTGGTTCAGCGATTGTGTCCACAACTTCCAAGATTGGGTCTGGCACGACATCAGGACTAGGCTGAGGAAATGGGTCTGTTTCAATCTCTGGCGGAGGAAGCACTGTCTCTGGTGTGGCTGGTTCAACTATTTGTGGTAGGGGAACCGTTGCTGGCGGCTCTAGCACTGTTGGCTCTGGTAGGGGTGTGGAAACTGTTTCGGGTATCGTAGTTGTACTAGTCGAGGAGGTTGTTGATGTTCCATTGGGTACTGGTAGCAGGGTGGTTGTTGTCGTTGGGGGTTGTGTCGTTGACGTTGTTGTTGTTGATACTTGTGTTGTGGGAGGATTTGAAGTCGTAGTTGTTTGAAGTGTCGTAGTAGTTGAGGGGTTTGTCACAGGCACAGTCGTAGAGGGTGCAGTAGTAGTAGTGCTCGTGGTCGTTGTCGTGGATGTTGTTGTAGATGCCCATAATGTCTCCGTTGTAAAAGCCTCGTCAGGCACAATTACCCAACCTGTGTTATCAATGTTCCAAACCAACATTACACACGTCGAGCCGCCATTTTCGTACACCCACAAGTCAAGTGGCTGGCTGCCTGCACTAATGTCTATTTGTCCAGACTCCATCCAAGTGCAACCCTGGTCATTCCAGTTGCCCCACTCGTAGCCACCAATGTCAATGATGCCACCGTCATCTGATGCCAACCAAAACTCGATGGTGTCATGTTCAGGTATTTCGATGAAGCCTGTCATATGCACCATGAACAAGTCAACAGTGCAGTCCTCAAATGGTTCACCGTCATACGAACGGTTGATGTTGTTTTCCACTTCACTACCGCATTCGGTATAGATGTTGTCTGACCGTGTAGGTGGCACTTCGTCTATAACGTAGTACGTGGTTTGTAATCCTGCTACTGGTTCAGCGTTTGCTTGTGGTGCAAACAGTGCAAGTATTGCTACAGGAGCAAAAATCAGCCACCTATTACGCAATTGTGAATGAACCATTTGAGGTCCACTTGTACACCGTATATGAGCCTGTTGTACTCGTGGTAGGGCTTCCAGTTGTTGCAGAAATGCGTGAAGTATCAGCAGTCAACAACTTCAAATATGCAACACCGCTTCCACCTGCGCCTCCAGGCCAAGGATTACCGCCAGCACCACCCACGCCACCGTCACCACTGTTGGCAGCACCAGAAGCACCAGTGCTTGCAGAGTTTGCATTTCCACCCCTACCAAACGTTAATGATGTTCCAGTAAACGAAGTTGCGTAACCGCCAGTAAACGAGTTGTCGTATGTAAGTGTTCCAGTGGTTCCATTTGATGTTGAACCAGAACCACCAGTACCAGCAGTACCAGCAGGATATCCGGCAGTTGAACCAACACCACCATTTGCTGTTACAACAGTTGAAGATGATGGGTTTACAACGGTAGAAACGTTGCCAGTTCCACCGCTACCAGAACCGCCAGGACCGCCCGCACCAGCCGTACCAACAGTAACCGTATATGTGCCAGCAATTGCCGCAGCAGAAGAAGAAATATGAATACCACCACCACCACCACCAGGAGAAGTAGAGCCAACAGAACCGTTGTTGAAACCTCCTGCACCACCACCGCCACCGCCAACAACCATCAATTCAATGTTTGGGTAACTTAACGCCGTACCAGCCACCGTTGCTGTGGCAGAGTTAACAAAACCGCTACGAGTTGCGGTAACCGAAACAGTTGCAGAACCACCATTACTTAAACCGCTTTGTGTGCCAGCACCACTAGATTGTGACGCCGAACCTGCGGTAGTTGTAACTACATACGTATTGGATGCACTGTAGTTGGTGATTGTAAATGTAAAACCACCAACAGTTGCTGTTGCGGCACTCAACGTTGGTGTGGCAAGAATACTTTGTGACGTACCAGCCACCGTTCCGGTGGCAGACTCATAACCGCTACGGGTAGTAGTTATTGTTACCGTTGAAGAACCACTATTACCCAAACCAGAAGCAGTAATAGTGCTAGTGGAAAGCGAAACAGAACCAGCAGTAGTCGTAGCCGTATATGCATACGATGCACTATAATTTGTTATTGTTGCAGTCCAACCACCATTAGTAGCGGTAGCGGCTCCCATTGTGGGAGCCACACCTGAATATGTTCCGCCTACGCCAGCGACAACGTACATGGCTAGGCAACTACGTTGCCGACAACGACCCACTCATTTGTGCCAAGTTTGACTACTGTAGCCATTGCATATTGTGCACGAGTTTTGACACGAGAAGCCTCGCTCTGCAAAGTTACACCAGAACCAGCAGTCACAGTAATTTGACCTGCACCAATCTGTAAAATGTTTATTTGCGTACCTATCGGGTACGCAACAGAAGAGTTTGGTGGAATAGTTGCAGTAATTGTTGAACCATAAGAAAACGTGACCAACCCTGCAGAATCAGTAAGCACAAACGTATATGTTGCACCAGTCTGGGCGTTAGGTGTGCCAAGTTCACCTTCATACTGCCATTTGACACCGTTGCTTGCTGTCGAATCTGCAACAAGCATTTGTCGGTTTGTTCCAACCGCCAAACGAGCAGGTGTGCTTGCTGCCGTAGCAGCGATGATGTCACCTTTAGTTGTAAGTAGGGCGTTGGCTACCTTGATGTCAACTTCGGTCTTTACTGCAGTAAAGTTGCTGTTTACCTCAGCGGCTAATGCGGTAGCACCGGTCTGAAAGGTATATGGAAGAGTTAATGTCATATAAAGAAGTTCCTTTCGTTACGCTGGTTACGAGTAGCCATTTGCTACCCTATGCAGGGCGTGTTAATGGTGCTGGTGGGTCTTCTTCATGTTCCCACAAAATAAGGTCTGTCCCTTGTAAAACCCAACCGTTGTCAAAACCTGCGTTAATTAAAAGGTCATAAAGTTCACGGTTTATCACGCTGAAATCTCCATTAAAACAATTGTAGAAAACGAAGTTGAGCCCTGAACCATTACACCGCTAGCATTAACCCCGTTCGCAAATTGGGTTTTATATGTTGTTGCAGCCGTTGTTGCAGGTGAGTCACTATACATATAACCAACGCCACCAAAATAATTGTCAATGCTTGTGCCTGTGTAACCGCCATCTTTTAGAAAAAATGCTAATTCGGTAGACCCTCTAAACAACTTTAAGAACAATGTAGAACCAGCGTGTCCTACTAATTTTGACAAACCGTTTTGTTCAACCATTACAAGGATAGTGCTTGTAGTTGAAGAAGGCGTAATTGTTGCTGTTAATCCTGTATCGGCGTAACTTTGTGTTGCGTTTGTAACTTGTGTAGAAGTTTGAGCACGCACAACTTGTAATACTTTGCCCGCAGAACCAATCCAAGCCGTGCCACTCCAAACAAGAGTCGTAGCAACAGTCGTGTCATAAATCATTTGACCTGTGTACGGTGACGCAGGACGTGTAGACGACGTACACACACCAGGCTTAACAATCGACTGTGCGCCAACAACAGAACTAAGAGGCATCAGGACTCCATTCTTCGGCGGTGTTACCTTCAGCAACCCACGCTAGGTATTGTTGATAGTCGGAATTGGATTCATCTAATGGAATAAACGCACCATCAAGAACACGAATAACAAACTTGTCGTTTACCTGTCCGTCAATTCCAAGATATTTTTTATACACAACTACAACTCCGCCGATGCTTTCCAAGTAAATTGACCTGAACCATTGGTATGTGCGCCACTTGACCAATGAAAGAATGCGTCTGTATCTCCAGTATCAGGATTATTTGTTCCAACTACGTTGGTTATAGTAATTGTTGGGGCAGAACGCATAGTAGCCTTATAGTATTGGTGTCCTACTGCGATACCATCTGAATATCGTGGATTAGCCTGTGCGGTTAGCCCACCACTTTTACCAAAGTACCGCTGGCATTTGACAAGTGTGGTTCCATAGTCTTCAAACTCAAATGATGTAGCAACAGCACCAGCCTCAAGTTGAACTTCTGCAACTTCATACCAAACACCAGAGTTAGATGTCGTGTTTCCCAAACCACCAAAACCAAACCTGGCATGAAGATTATTTATATTTGAAGGACAGGTTCCAGTAACAGAATACTTTGTCCATGTTGTAGGCAAAGAACCATTAGTTAAAGTTAAAGCCGTACCACTATCATCTGCGGTTGACCCAGTAGCCGAATCAGTTGTGCTCGTGTAATAACCAATATCAGCGGTCCAGTTACCATAAGCAGTTGCCGTTGAAGAAGAACAAGTAGCCGAAGAAAAACGCACCCAAAAAGACAAAGTAACCTGCTGACTACGCAAACGGTATGAGTTCAAAGACTCAACCTTTTGAACCAACCACATACGGGTTCCATTACTGTCTTCAGCAACGCTGCTACTACTTACACGCATCGCATATTGGGTTGCTCGTCCAGCAACTCTTTCATACGCTCCAGATTGGTACAAAATTGGTCCCCATCTATCGGTTAAGTAGGAGCCAGCGTTTAATTTTGTACGAGCGTTACCTCGTTGCCAAACCTTAAAGTCACCGTTGATAAGCACGTTTCTGCCACCAGCAATAGGAGCCAACACCGTCCATTGTGTCCCATCCCACACTGCTGTCTGGTCAACATCGGTCATATAAATTACTTGACCATCAAACGGGTTCGCAGGTTTAGCAGTCGATAAACAAACCCCAGGTTTGATGCCTTGTGTTGTAGCAGAAATCGTCATTGGGTTGCCTTAATGATGTAGTTCAAAACTAATGTTGGCTGCGTATTTAGATGTGCCGAACCGCTACCCGCTGCTTGGTTGGTTGCAGTTGCGGCAATGTTTGTTGCTGTGGTTGCTTGGTTAGTAGCAGTTGTTGCGATGTTAGTGGCAGTAACATCTGAAGCATAAAGGGGCATGTATGTTAAATCACCACGCCTAGAATAATATAAAGTTCCACCACCCGTTGTGGGTGCTGTGCCTTCATAGGTACCTACAGTATGACCATGTGCGTTTTGGGTATGGTTATGAGAATCTTGCGTATGGTTGTGAGAACTCTGTGTATGGTTATGAGAATCCTGCGTGTGGTTGTGACTTGCAAGTTCTGCAGTAATTAATGTATGAGTTTGTGTACCACCAGTAGCACCCAAAGTATTAGAAGCAGTCAACACAGTACTTGTCAAACGTGAAGCAGCAGTACCACCCATGTTGTCAACACCCGCAATAGCACGACCACGCATATCAGGAATGTTAAAAGTCGTAGAACCATCACCAGAACCATAAGTTGTACTCAACGCAGTAAACAACGCAGAATAATCTGTACGACTAACAGCCTGCCCATAACACATTAACCAACCAGCAGGAGCAGTAACACCAGCAAAAGCCGACACAATACCCGCAGGAACCTGCGTCACAGTGCCTAAGCCAACAGAAAGACCCATAACTAGTTTGTCTTATCCCAACCAACAACCGTCACATTCACCTTCGACGCAGTATCAGACAAACCCTGCAAAGTCTCAGTAGTCAACAACACCAAAGCCGTATCCCAAACCATCACATCATTCGCACCAATTGACAACGCAGACATAATCCTGTTAGCAGCAGTAGCCGCCGTACCAATAGCAAGTGTCACAGTACGGTCAACCGTATCCGTATTAGCAATAATGATTTGCTTCACCACAAACGTATGACCAGTAGTCACCGTAAACAAAGTTGTAGTAGTCGTACCCAACTGGGTAGGCGCACACAACCGTGCTTCCGCTCTGTCACCTGATGCCATATTAAACTCCTATATCCATAAGTATTAGCGCAGCGTTCCTGCTGTCAGTCATAATGTCCGAACTAACAGTTGCGTTCACCCATGCACTACCATTCCATTGCAGTACCTGACCGGAAACAGCAGAAGTAATTGTTACGTCACCAACATCATCTAAAATAGAAACACTAGGAATGGTCGCCCAAATTAAACCAGTTGTTTGAGTAGAATCAGCCTTTAAAAAATAACCGTTTGTCCCGACAGCCTGTCGGGCAAGCGCACTAGCAGACCTAGTAAGAATATCGCCCTTTGTTGTAAGAGTGGTAGTACCACCCTCAACACCAGTTGCACCCGTTGCTCCAGTAGCACCAGTAACTCCTTGAATACCTTGAATACCTTGTGCACCTGTAGCACCAGTTGCACCGATAGAACCTGTAGCACCTGTTGGTCCAGTTGCCCCAGTTAAACCAGTTGAACCAGTTGGTCCAGTTGGACCTGTTGGACCTGTTGGTCCCGTAGCACCTGTAGCACCAGTTTGTAAAGCAAAGTTAAATATTGCTGCACCACTGGTACCAACGTTAGTTACTGCGGCTGTGCCTGCAGTAACAGTGCCTACAGCAATAGTTGCAGCGGCTCCCGTTGCGCCCGTAGGTCCAGTGCTTCCTGTGGCACCTGTTGAACCAGTTGGTCCAGTTAAACCCGTAGGTCCAGTTGGTCCCGTAGGACCAATTGGTCCAGTTGCTCCTGTCGCACCTGTTGCACCTGTTGCGCCAGTAGAACCTGTTGCACCCGTTTGTAAAGTAAAATTTAATACTGCAGCAGCACTGGTACCAGAGTTGGTGACAGCAGCCGTACCAGCAGACACAGTACCAACAGCAATAGTTGCTGCCGTACCAGTCGCTCCTGTAGCCCCTGTAGCCCCTGTAGCCCCCGTAGGACCCGTAGCACCAGTTGCACCTACAGCACCAGTAGCCCCCGTTGCGCCCGTTGCGCCCGTGGCCCCTGTGGCGCCAAATGCAGCAGTGGAAATAACTGTAATGTCCGTTGTACGGACATTACCATTTACAAGGTCGGCACGAGTAACAACAACATTTGTGTTGCCAATAGCAGAAGTATTAGTATAATAAC